CCCCCTATACAAAAGTACCCCCCCCTATAGAAAGGATAGCCCCTATGGACGAGATAGAACATGTACTCAAGGACATCATTGATGACGCAATGGCCATGCTTGAGGATTGCAAGAACAAGACCTACCCAAGCTCAGATGCTGCTGGTCGCATCCAGATGTATGCCAGCGACCTCTGTGATCATGTAGACGACTTTCTTGTGAGCAGGCCTATTCGATGAACACCGAAGAGAAAATGGAGGTTTGCCGGAAGTTAGCACTTAGCTTCCGGCGACCAGAGCTAACCGAAGACCTGATACAGGAGGGAATACTAGCCCTCCTAGAAACAGAGGCCCGGGGTAATACCCACCCCGATACCTTGCGGACTAATGCTCGTAAGCGGATGCAGGATTTTATATCACTTCGTCAGGGTCCACTGAGTATAGCCCCCTCTTCTGAAACGAGGGAGAATGCGAAAGCCATCAGGAGCGGCGCTGAAGCACCTGTGACAGAATCCATGACCTCTGATACCTATGATAGCCTCAAGGCCGCTCTAGGGGCTTCTACGGCCCTCCTAGAGGGTGATGAGGTAGTCTATCAGGGTGAGACGGAGGCATTCCTCTGGGTGCAGCAGGTTCAGGCTAAGATGAAAGAGACACTCTCTGAGAGGGACTATGACATCTTCCTCATGCGGTATGGCCCCAATGAAGCCACACTGGTTGAGATAGGTGAGATATACAACATCACCAAACAACGGGTGTTGCAGATTGACAACAGGATCAGAGAAAAACTGAAAGAGGTAGCAGAAATATAGGTAGCCCCCCTTTACCTTTTTCTGACTTAGGGCCTATACAATACTACAGAATACAAGAGGACAAGAGAATGACTGAAATAGCCCATCAACCCTGCCCACACTGCGATAGCTCTGATGCCTTCAGCTACAACACAGAAGGCTATGGCAAGTGCTTCAGTTGTGGTAGTGGTTACCCGGCTAAGGGGCAACGGTACTCGGAAGAGATACTAGCCAAGTATCCCTTGAAAGAAAGGAACAACGACATGAACTACATCCCGAAGAACATCCGACCAGCTACTAGCATGCAGGTTGGCAATGGAGGCTTTGTAGCAGAGCGTGGGATCACGCAACAGACTATGGAGTTCTACGGCGTCAAGACTTATTCTGACGCTGACGGCCCTGTGAAGCAGGAGTACGTCTACCCCTCCGGTGGGAAAAAGATCAGGTACTACCCGAAGGCATTCAGCACCGAAGGTCTGCGTGCAGATGAACTGTTCGGCATGAACCTCTGGAACGCTGGCTCTGCACGTTACGTCACTGTGACCGAAGGTGAGGTAGATGCTATGTCTGCCTACCAGATGCTCAAGGGCAACTACACTAACCCTGTAGTCTCTCTGCCTTCGGCCACCCCGTCAAAGGCCCTGTGGGAAAAGTGTAAAGCGTGGCTCGACAGTTTCGAGAAGATCATCCTGTCAGTAGACACCGATGACGCTGGTAATGCGATTGCTGCCAAGATGGCCAACCTCTTCCCTAACAAGGTGTACCGTGTCCCACACGACAAGTACAAGGACGCCAACGAGTTCCTGCAAAACGGCCAAGCTGCTGCATTCAAGAACGCATGGTACGGGGCTAAGAAGTTCGTACCCGAGAACATCCTGAACACCAGTGATCAGTTCCTCAGCCTGTACCGGGACACCCCTGAACACCAGTATGTACCCACCGGCATCCAAGCCCTTGACGACAAGATCATGGGGCTGATGCAGGGCCACTTCACTGTGATCAAGGCACCTACCGGCGTAGGAAAGACGGAGGTGATGCGTTACCTCGAATACAATCTGTTGCAGCGCAAGGTTCCCTTTGCCACTTGGCACCTTGAGGAAACCAAGCTCCGCAGCCTTCTCGGTCTGGTGTCATACCATATGGGCGGCAACGTCACCCGTAGAGACCTGATTGACGAAGACACAGCCCCCCTAGTCGAAGAAGCCATTGTGGACCTGACCAAGGATGAGAACTTCTACCAGTTCTACCTGCCAGACGGTCAGGGTGCTGATGAGCTTATCGAGCAAATCCGCTTCTTCCGTGAAGCCTGTGGCTGTCAGTACATCTTCTTCGAGCCTATCCAAGATGTAGTAGCTGGGCTGACCGAGGACGGCAAAGAGCAAATCCTTGCTGACCTGTCCGTCCGCCTGTCCAAGCTGGCAGCAGAGCTTAACGTAGGGATCGTCACCATTGCCCACACCAACGACAACGGCGACCCTAAGTACTGTAAGATGATCGCTCAACGTGCCTCTGTGATCGTCAACCTCTACCGTGACAAAGAGGCCGAGAGTGAGGATGACCGCAATACCACCTATCTGTCTGTAGAGAAGAATAGGCCTTGCGCTGAGGTGGGTCCATCTGGTAGACTGCGGTTCGATGCTAAGACGTTTATCCTGAAGGAACTGGCATGACAGTATTCGACATTGAAACGGATGGCCTCCTAGAAGAGGCCACCAAAATCCACGTCCTCTGCTGGATGGACAAAGGTGAGTTGAACTGGACGCATGACTATGACCGCATGCGTAAGTTCTTCACCGAGACTGAGACCTTGGTGGGTCACAACATCATCCGGTTCGACATCCCCGTAGTAGAAAAGCTGCTGGGTATCAAGGTCAAGGCAAAGCTGGTGGACACGCTGGCTCTGTCTTGGTATCTCAACCATGACCGCCCACGTCATGGCCTTGAGGGCTACGGCGAAGACTACGGCGTACCTAAGCCGAAGATTGGAGACTGGAACAACCTGACACCAGAGGAGTACCGTCACAGATGCGAAGAAGACGTGAAGATCAACGTAAGACTGTACAAAGACTTGTCGAGCCAGCTAGAGTGGCTGTACTCGGACCAGACGGTACGAGAAAGTTTCGTACAGTACTTGTCGTTCAAAATGGACTGCGCTCGGCAGCAGGAAGCTCTGGGATGGAAGCTGGACGTGGCAAAGGCTCAGTCTCACTACGACGAACTCTTGCGGCTCAAAGGCGAGAAAATCGAGCAACTCGCCGAAGCTATGCCGAGGAATAGGGTCTACAAAAAGGTAGAGATGCCTAAGCGTATGACCAAGGCTGATGGTAGCCTGACTGTGTACGGAGAGCGCTGGCATGCCCTGCTACGGGCTGGTGGCCACCCTCGCACCACAGTAGGCCCCATTCAGGTGCTGGACAAGGAAGAGCGTGCTAACCCTAACAGCAACGATCAGGTCAAGGAATGGCTGAAGGGTCTGGGCTGGGAGCCTGCTACCTTCAAGTACCACCGCAACCCAGACGGTTCTGAGCGGTCTGTAGAGCAGGTCAGAGACGGCTCTGAGCTTTGCCGCAGTGTGAAGAACCTTATCCGGTATCACCCCTCTGTGGGCCTACTAGACGGCCTGACGGTGATCAACCACCGGCTCGGTATCTTCAAGGGCTTCCTTGAGTGCCACAAGGACGGCTGGCTCAAGGCTGAGATTGCAGGGTTCACTAACACCCTGCGGTTCCGGCACTACAAGCCGCTGGTCAACCTTCCCGGCGTGGACAAGCCGTGGGGTGCAGAGATCAGAGGCTGTCTGACTGCACCAGAGGGCTATGTCCTGTGTGGTGCTGATATGACCAGTCTTGAGGACACAACCAAGCGGCACTACATGCAGCCGCATGATCCTGAGTATGTAGCAGAGATGAGCAAGGAGGGCTTTGACCCCCACCTTGACTTGGCGAAGCATGCTGGTGCCATCACACAAGAGGACATCGACAAGCACAACTCAGGTGAGAAAGACCTCAAGGCTCTGCGCAAGAACTACAAGGTAGTCAACTACTCTGCTACCTACGGCGTAGGAGCCACCAAGCTCAGTCGTACAACCGGGCTGTCTGTCAAGGAGGCTGCAAAGCTGCTAACTGCATTCTGGGACCGCAACTGGGCAGTGCAGAAGGTGGCTAATGACCTCCCCCCTAGAGGAAATAGGCAGAGTGGGTACTGGATCAAGAACCCTGTCAGTGGCTACTACCACAGCCTACGCAGTGACAAGGACCGCTTCAGCACCCTGAACCAGTCTACCGGCGTCTTCTGCTTCGATAGCTGGGTAGCCCTGTGTCGTAGCAACGGTATCCAGACTATCGGACAGTTCCATGACGAAATTATTGCACTTGTTGCAGATGGGCAACAGTCACAGGTACAACAAACAATGGAGAAAGCTATAGAGCGACTAAACGACAAGTTGAAGCTGAATGTCCCCCTTGGTATCGAGGCTCAGTTCGGCAAAAATTATGCAGAAATCCACTAACCAACCCTTTACTTCTGGCTCATTTAGGGCCTATTATATAGTATAGCCAACAAAAGGAGACCCGACATGGCTAAAATTCAGGCTGAAGGTATCGTAGAATATGCACGCATCTTTGCGGACAACTACGACGACAACATGGAGTTCCATGAGAATACCAAAGGTCAGTACAACATGAACTTCTACCCCGACAATGTAGAAGAGTTTATTAACCAAGGCTTCCCAGAGACCAAGGGCCAGTGGAAAACCATCAAGGATGGTAACCCTAGCTATGGTTCTGGCAAGTACGTCAAGCTGAAGCGTCCTGTCTTCAACCCCAACCTGCCAAACGACGATGGTACTAAGGGCGTAGAGATGGGTCCACCAAAGGTACTCAACCGCACCTCAGACCCGAAGGGTTCTTCTGAGTGGTCGTTCACCAATGATGGTGCTATCGGCAACGGCTCCCGTGTCAAGGTGCTGGTCAACATCTACGAAGGTCGTGCCGTTATCGACACACTTGAGAAGGTGGCCATTCTTGAGCATGAGCCTTACGAGGCTGGTGCAACGGGGGATGACTTCTAATGAAGCTCAAAGTAACAGTAACCCGTGACCTTGAGGAAGACGGCATTGATCAGGTGCTGACCCTTGAAGAGGCCAATGTCGGAGACTATGTTGACGACAACCTCCGCTTCTTCCTTGAGGCCATGCGTATGATTGGGTACACCTATATCGAGACCCTAAGTGCGCAATCAGGGGCGGGTCAATCTTATTCTTCGGATGATATTCGATCCCTTCCGTGAGGTTCATTTCTAAGACCTTTATCGACGGCGATATAATTGCATATCGCATGGCAGCATCAGCGGACTCCAAAGGCTATGACTTTGATACCGCCGCTGCCAACGTCGATAGGATGATAGAAGACATTATCCACGAAGCTATGGATTTCCCCGGCCCAGACTGTTTTGAAGTCTATCTGACAGGTCGGGGGAACTTCCGATACGATGTTGCCAAAGTTGCCCCATACAAAGCCAACAGGTCAGGCAAACCTAAACCAGTCTACTTGATGGACCTACGGCTGCATATGGAACAGAAGTGGCGAGCTATCGTATCGGAAGGAGAAGAGGCAGACGACTTGATCTCTCTGGCTGCTACACAGGAAGGCCCTACCTCTTGTGTAGCATCCATCGACAAAGATATGCACCAGCTACATTGCTGGCATTATAACTTCGTAAAACGTCAGTGGAAGTTTGTCGAAGAGTTCGAGGGTCTGTCCTTCTTCTATCAGCAAATCCTTATGGGCGATAACGCCGACAACATTAAGGGTATTGACGGAGTAGGCCCCCTACGGGCCTCTATCATCCTTAAGGGGTGTGAAACCGAAGAAGACCTCTACAAGCGCTGCCTTGAGGCCTACAACGGCGACAGGGATAGGGTAGTAGAGAACGGAAGACTTCTCTGGCTAAGACGTGAGCCAGAAGAACTATGGGAACCACCAGATGGCTAACGCTAGGTCTTCCAAGGCGAAGGGTCGGCTCGGACAACAAGAAGTCAGAGACGCTATCCTGAAAGCCTTTCCCCATCTGAAGCCTGATGATGTCAGGTCTACAGCGATGGGACAAAACGGAGAGGACATCCAACTGTCCCCTCTAGCCCGAAACAGCCTTCCCATTTCTGTGGAAGTTAAGCGTCGTAGAGACTTTGCTACTCTCTATAACTATGTTGACCAAGCAAAACAAGACGGCTACTATGAGCCTGTAGTCTTCCTACGGGGAGACCGAAAGCCTTGGCTGGCTGTCGTTAGCATGGAGCATTATTTAGAGTTATGTCAGAGTCAGAAACCTACTACGTCTACGGACTGATGGACCTTGAATCTCAAGGAGGCTTTGTTGAACTGTGGAGCGGACCTTACGCTAGTTGTGTAGATTTCGTGAATGCTCCACAGTTTCAACTTGACCTAGAAATGGGGGTCTATATCTCTTTCGTTATTTGGGACGAAGAGGACTTGAGCAACATGGAGAGCATGATTGGTTATGTTGAGGGGGAAACAGTACATTAGTTATCTGATTCAGAAGTATGGCGTCAGACAAATACTCGCTGATAGCAACCTTACCATTGTAGAAGCCTTTGAAATACTAGATGAGTTAGGCTTCATTGACTTAGAACAGTACAAGGAAGAAGATGGACCAGATGATTAATATGGCGATGCTGGTGGGGCTGATGGCTCCCTTCATCATCGTAGGCACCGGAGTGGTTTTAGGGCTAACTCTTGGTATTATGAACTTGATGCTTGGCATAGTTATGGGTATGGTGTCCCTCCTTGGAATGGGACAAGAAGAAGAATGATGCCCCCGATAACTAAAAGCAACAAAGTAGAAACCTTCACTCGATCCATGCAACAGCCGGTAGGTGTAGACCCTACCCCCTCCCTTCTAAAGCTGAGGGCAAACCTGATTGCAGAAGAAACCAGCGAGGTTATCGCTGAGTTTGAGGCAGACAAGCTAGACAAAGCTGCCTTAACAAAAGAGCTTGCAGACTTGCTCTATGTAGTGTACGGTGCAGCCGTAACCTTCGGTCTGCCGCTGGATGCTGTGTTTAACCGTGTGCATGCTTCCAACATGAGCAAGCTGCTGGACGGTAAGCCACTGAAGCGACAAGACGGCAAGGTACTCAAAGGCCCAAACTATCAACCGCCCAAACTGGATGATTTGTTCAATGGATAACTACCTACCGACATCTTACCAGCAATTCATTGCTAAGTCCCGATACGCTCGCTGGCTCGAAAACGAAGGCCGTCGAGAAACATGGTCTGAGACTGTCTCACGTTACATGGAGAACGTGGTCAAAATCAGTGGCCCTGAGTCCTTTGAGATCGAAGAGGCTATCCTGAACCTTGAAGTCATGCCGTCTATGCGTGCTATGATGACGGCTGGTCCTGCTCTGACACGGGATAACACCTCCGGCTACAACTGTAGCTACCTCCCGGTAGACGACCCTAAGAGCTTTGATGAGGCTATGTTCATCCTGCTTTGTGGCACGGGTGTAGGCTTCTCTGTGGAGCGTCAGTACATCTCAAAGCTGCCAGAGGTTCCAGAGACGCTGTTTGACTCTGAGACGACCGTAGTGGTCAAGGACAGCAAAGAGGGCTGGGCTAAGTCCCTGCGTCAAGTCCTGTCCCTCCTGTGGGCTGGCGAAATCCCTAAGTGGGATGTCTCTAAGGTGCGTCCTGCTGGCGCTCGCCTTAAGACATTCGGTGGCCGTGCTAGTGGTCCTGCACCTCTGGTAGACCTGTTCAACTTTGCTGTCTCTATCTTCAAGAAAGCACAGGGCCGCAAGCTGACCTCGCTTGAGTGTCACGACCTGATGTGTAAGATTGGTCAAGTCGTAGTGGTAGGTGGCGTCCGTCGTTCCGCTATGATCAGCCTGTCTAACCTGTCTGACGACCGCATGCGGAATGCCAAGTCTGGCAACTGGTGGGACAACGAAGGCCAGCGTGCCTTGGCTAACAACTCCGTGGCCTCCACCGAGAAGCCAGACGTAGAACTCTTTATGAAAGAGTGGCAGTCCCTCATCGAGTCCAAGTCTGGTGAGCGTGGTATCTTCAACCGGCAGGCCTCCAAGAACCAAGCAGCCAAGAATGGGCGTCGAGACCCAGAGTGGGAATTTGGTACTAACCCCTGCTCAGAGATCATCTTGCGCCCGTATCAGTTCTGTAACCTGACCGAGGTTGTAGTACGGGCTACTGACACCATCGACACCCTGAAGAACAAGGTACGGATTGCCACGATCCTTGGCACTATCCAGTCCAAGTATACTGACTTCCCATACCTGCGTAAGGTCTGGCAGAAGAACACAGAGGAAGAGCGTCTGCTTGGTGTGTCCCTCACGGGAATTATGGACAACCCGCTTATGACCAGCAAGAACGCTGGACTGGAGAAGACCCTTGAACATTTACGAGATGTCGCAGTTAGCACTAATGCAGAGTGGGCCGACCGTCTTGGCATTCCTCACTCAGCAGCCATCACCTGTGTTAAACCGTCTGGCACGGTATCTCAGCTTGTGGATAGTGCCTCTGGTATTCATGCTCGGCATTCCCAATACTATGTCCGCACTGTAAGAGGCGACAACAAAGACCCTCTGACCAAGTTCATGCAGGATGTTGGTGTTCCGTCTGAGCCTTGTGTGATGAAGCCTGACACCACAACTGTCTTTAGCTTCCCGGTAAAGGCCCCTGACAACTGCATCACTCGCAACGACATGACGGCTGTAGAACAGCTTGAGACGTGGCTGGTGTATCAGCGGCACTGGTGTGAACACAAGCCGTCTGTGACCATCACCGTCAAGGATGACGAGTGGCTGGAAGTGGGTGCCTTTGTCTACAAGCACTTTGACGAGATGTCCGGTGTGTCTTTTCTGCCACACTCTGATCATGTCTACCAGCAAGCCCCCTACCAAGAGTGCAGCAAGGAAGACTATGAGGCTCTGGCAACATTCATGCCAGTGACTATTGACTGGACCCAGCTAGGGGAATATGAAGCAGAGGACAATACTACAGGCATGCAGTCTCTGGCCTGTAGTGCAGATAGCTGTGAGATCGTAGACCTGACATGATTAACGTAGTACTAAAGCATCACTGTGGTAGTGATCTGTCGGTAGTAAACTCGGCGAGGGTTTCTTTTGATAAGGAGTCCTCGTCTCTTTCCGACAAAGATGAGAAGCTGATCCACTACCTCGCCAAGCACAAGCACACCTCGCCCTTCGGTCATGCCTTCGTGACCTTCAAGGTGGATGCTCCTGTGTTTGTAGCCCGTCAACTGGTGAAGCATAAGTTCCTGCGCTGGAACGAGGTGAGCCGTAGGTACGTTGACAATGAGCCTGACATCTACAGCCCTGACCACTGGCGGCAGCGGCCAGAGAACAAGAAGCAAGGCTCTGGTCAGGCTTTCGAGAAAGAACACCAGCAGTTCATGCAGCAGCAGTACGTCGAGATCATGGACCGGGTGCTGAAGATGTACGAGTATATGCTGGCCTATGGTGTAGCGCCAGAGCAGGCTCGTATGATGCTGCCACAGTCCATGATGACTAGCTGGTGGTGGTCTGGTAGCCTTGATGCCTTTGCCGATATGTGTAAGCTGAGGCTCGGGCCTGACAGTCAAACCGAAACCCGAGAGGTGGCAATCCAGATTGCTGAGGAAATGGTGAACCTGTTCCCTGTCTCTTGGAAAGCCCTGATGGAGAATGCTTGATGGCTTGGACCGTTATCACCCAACCTAACTGCCCCTCCTGTCGTGCAGTGAAGGAACACCTAGACATCCACGATATATCATACGATGAATTTGACATCACTGAGTACAAGAACCAATGGATTAGGTACTTGCTAAAGCAAGCAGGCTATAGTACAGTACCGCAAGTCTGGACCCATGAGGGCCAGTATTTAGGAGGCTACGAAGGAGTCCAGAAGCATGACCTACAAACCGTTTGAGAAAGATCTTTACGACAAGTACGACACTCCTGCTAAGGACGCTCTAGTAAGCTACCTTGAGCAGGAGGGACACAGCATTAAGCGGACTGATGAGACCTACTATGCAGATGTAGTCTCTACCAAGCAGGGAGCAACGTACTACAGTGAAGCAGAAGTCAAAGCGTCTTGGAAGGAAAAGTGGCCGGAGGACTGGCTCGAACTCCGTATTCCGGGCCGGAAAGCCCGGTTGCTCAAGAAACACTCGATCATCACGTTCTTCGTATTTCGTGGTGACTGCAAAGAATGCTGGATCGTAAAAGGCGAACAGCTAACCTCTGAAACCCTTAAGCAAGCCTACGGTCCTAACATCCGATCCGGGGAACTGTTCTTCCATATTCCAATTAAAGAAGCGAAACTAATTCGACATGACGAAAACGGCTGGTCGGAAGTCGTCCAAGAAGCAGCAACCACAACCACCAAGAAGGCCACCTCTACAACCAAAGACAGAAAGACAAAAGCTGTACCTAAACGCCCTAAGAACAAGTCCACAGACGATAGTTCTGGGACCAGCGGGGACGGGTAAGACTTACATAGCAGCCTCGTATGCTGCACAGATGTATCTAGCCAAAGACATAGACAAGATCGTCATAACCAGACCTCACGTCTCCGTCGGCAAAGATATAGGGTTCTTACCCGGTGGAGTCTTAGATAAGGCTACGCCTTGGGCAATGCCTACTCTGGATGTCCTAGAGCAATGGATGGGCAAGGGGGTTCTCGATACCGCACTAAAGAACGGTAACATCGAGATAGCCCCCTTAGCCTTAATGAGAGGCAGGAGCTTCGAGAACTCCTTCATCATTGTAGATGAGGCCCAGAACATAACCACCCATGAGATAAAGATGTTGTTGACACGGGTGGCAGAAGGGTCTAAGATTGTGCTTAATGGCGACGTTCAGCAGTCAGACCTCAAAGAGGCCAACGGTCTAGCTAAGATCGTTTACCTCAGTAAGAAGTATGACGTGAGCGTCCCGGTTATCGAGTTTACAATAGATGATGTCGTTAGGAGCGAAGTATGCAAACAGTGGATTTCAGTCTTCATGCAGGAGAACATTTAGAGCAGTACGTCAATCGGACTATTCCGTACAGCGACGAAGTAAACAGTCCACCACACTACAATCAAGGTGGTATTGAGTGCATTGACTACATTAAGCAAGTACTTGGAGAAGGCTTCCCTTCCTATTGCAAGGGAAACGTAATGAAGTACCTGCACAGAAGTGACTACAAGGGCAAGCAGCTACAAGACCTCAAGAAGGCGCAGTGGTACTTGAAAGCAATGATTGAAGCCTTAGAGGACCAAGAAGAATGAAGTACTTTTTGTTGGGGTTAGCCTTGTCAGCCCCCGGTGTCGCCTTAGCTGAAGAGCCTATCCAGAAGGCTATGAGCGACACCAAGGACATAGGGGCGCTTACAGCAGCCCATATCGCTCAGTGCGGAGAGTTGGACCCAGAGGCTACACCAGCCTTTCTGGGCGCTCTGCTTACCATTATGACCTCATCTCAGGACGAGTTTAGCGATGAGACTGTCATAGAGGTACAGAAGCGGCAGTTCCTTGAGGCATTCATGCAGGCCAGAGGCTACATCCAAGAAAATGGTTGTGTGGGCTTCAACGCTATGATAGATGAGTATGAGGGCGGTATGAACTATATGGACAGCCTCTACGACCTGTACACACCACTGGATAGCCTATGAAAGCATACAACCTGAAAGAGTTTAAGAAACTTGTAGAAGATGCTGATATGATCTACGGCAGGGTTAGCCTTAACGCTGCTGTTAGAGTGCCAGTCAGGATCAGAAAGAAGACTCTGCTCAAGTACCTTGACGATTTAGGCCCCGGCACTTGGTCAGAAGCGCTCTCTATCTACGCAGAAACAGGGACCACCCCCAAGGGAAATAAGACCCTTACGCTGGTCTAGTTGTTCGCCGTTGATTTGTAGAAGACAGTAAGCAGGACCGGGGGGCAGTACCCCGCACCTCCACCAACTATGGGGGTGAACTAGGATCGACTGGTACTAGACGCTACAATGAGGCAACCGAGTGGTTCCGTAAGAACCAACCTTGATAAGTGCTAACAACTATGTTGCACCTTCTGTAGCCCTTGCGGCATAACAGACGGGCCTACGGGAGGCCTTGGAACAGAAGGGGGCTTCGGCCCCCACTCGTTTATAATTATAATAAGAGGAAAAAATGAAACAGGTTCTAACTTCCGGCATTATCGCTGTTGCACTGGCCGGTGTAGCAGCAGCACAGGTAGAAGAGGTATATACCGCAAGCCCCTCCAATACCTACCTTGAGATTGGCACCACCTTTGAAGACGAGACTATTATTGCTCTCGGTACTGGTGTGGCTGCTGGTGCTGTATCTGCATTCGCAGAACTCTCTGGCACCACTGACAGCAACTTCAAGGCACGGGCTTACACTGAGGCAGACCTTGGCAAGTTCAAGATCACTCCGGGCCTGAACTACAACTGGGGTGCAGACGGTGGCGACATCATCGGCCTTGGTGACGGCAACGAGTGGGGTGAGGTTACCGCTGATCTGGAACTCTCCATCCATCCTCAGATTGTTGGTGGTGAGTACGCATTCGCTAACACTGAAGTAGGCTTCGACGGCTGGTCTCTGGACTGGCGTGGTGGCGAAGTAGGTGCTGGCTACAAGCTGGACCTTGCCGAGAACGTCTATCTTGATGGCCGTGTAAGCTGGTCCTACGACGACCAGTTTGAGGGTGGCCAGCGTCGCATCCTTGCAGGTATCGGCCTCCGCTTCTAGGTTGCCCTAAATCTAGGCATAAAAGAACCCCCGTGGGAATCAACCTACGGGGGTTTTAGTTTGGCTAATCTATTTTTTAATTAGCAGTGTTTTGATCAGCCATCCAATGGGACTGAAGATACCTCTTAGGATTTCTCCCGGCGAGGGCAGAACCCAGCCTAGTATCAACAGTGCCAAAAGCATAAAGTTTGTGTTAGTTATGTTTATAATGCCTGCTGTCGTTGCAGCAGTTCCTGCTACCTCTGTTAGCATTTCAGTAGCCTGTTCAATCTGAGCATTTCCAGTAGCCTCAGCGAGGATGGTGGCTCCTTGTGTGGCTATCCCTAGGCCAGCACAGCCGCTCAGAGTGAACAGGACTACGATCAGGGCTGCAAGGATTCTAGTCCTCATAGGATCGTCTCCGCAGGAGTTCTTCTAGGTGCAGGATGGTAGTCTTAGCTTCCGCCAATGCCTCACGAAGTTCTCCGATTTCACGAAGGAGAGATTCCTTTTGGTAGTTCAACTTTCCTACTTGTTCGGAAAGGGTATCAATCTGGTCTTGCAATGTCCGACGAAACTCTGATCTGCGTTCGTGTTCCTGTTCAGACCTTGCCTGAAAGAAGCGCCACAATCCGGCTGAAGATAGGAGGGCCACAATGACCGGCACCCCTACCATGCTCAAGAACTCAATGACCATCAGGTCTCTCCTTTAATTCAAAATGAGGATAGTCCTTAAAGGTACGCCAGTTACCTCCCCAGACTATAGGAGTGTCGAGCATGTCGGCTGCTTTAAACATAGCCTCTGCAATAGGCAGGAAGGCTTCTTTATCCCATCTGACCGGGATAGGCGCTACATCAACAGCTAGACCAGTCAAGTGCTTAGACTTCATAGTCTTGCTCTTACCAGTCTCGTAGTAGTGCCTTTGTTCCTCTATCGTTCTAAGGCCATCAATGACCTTGAATGGAACGTCTGAGATTTCTCTAGCTAGTATCACGACATGATACAAGTCAGGATGAATTTCTGATAAATGCTCCTTAGATCGCTCTGAGAAACCCCCCTCATGGGAAATTGACCCCCCATCGTGGGAAAATGAGCGCTGTGCGTAAAACAGGTTGACAAGAATAACCCACGCAAGGACAATGAAAATCAGGAAGGCTGTACGGGCCATGTTACGTCTCTCGGGTCTGTAGTGTTAGCAGGCAAGTCACGAAGCTGCTGACGATACACTGCCCAAGCCGCACTGTCAACCGGAGCGTCTGGTACTTGAGTCCAGTCAGACTTACTAAGCAGCTTTGCCCGCTTTCTCCTTAACATAGCCCATGCAACAACAACCTCTCTTTCTTCTAACTCTTCATCAGATTTTCGCTGAGGTAAGCCCCCTACAACAACATACTCTTTTGGGGAATAGAACCCTTCTATAAGACCATAACCTTCTAAAACTTCTTCAGGACGGCCAATATATTTGCCCTTAATCTGACCCGTTTCTAGGTTGTACCAAGAGTAGTTTCTCATTATCTGTATGTCCTAGTTACAAGCAAATAAACATCGTTATTTGGCCCTAATTGATCGTCTGCTAGACCAGTAATGTCTATATCAACTCGCACTGCTTTATTTGTTCCTTGTGTTACTGCTTTAGTTCCTACCAGAGTTTGGCCCCCAGTTATTTGCTCTTCTTCGTAAGCCTGATAAAACCCAACTAAAGTTCCGTCAATATAAAGCCTGCAAACAAGCCCATCAGTACCTGTAGTAAGGTTGCCAATAACTTGGATAAAAGCAATTACAGTAAGATTCCCATCGGAATCCATATCAAAGTAGTAGGTTCTGTCAAAAGATCTTCCGCTATTTCCCGTATCTTCTGTTAAAGTTGTTGTAGAAATAGCATCTTCTTGAATTTTAATAGTGCTAACAGCGTTTGTATTTATCTGATTTTCGTCTACAGCATCATTAGCAATCAACGCATTGGTGATAGCGTCATTCTCAATATCATCAGTAGTGATGTCTTTTACGGTAGCGGACGCAGAACCAGCTAGAGTTCCTAAAGCGCCGGAGCTAGTAAAAGCCTGCGCCCAATAATACCTAGTATCATTAGCACTTAGACCAGTATGAACAGCAGACTCGCCTGTTATGTTGTTACTTGATCCGCCTAGTTGAGTGGCACCAGAGAAGTTATCCGTAGTGTTGACATATATTTTTGTGTGGGCAAAGTCGTTGTTAATCGGGTTAGTCCAGTTAATGTAAATCTCTCGTACACCACCAGATGCAGTCAGACCAGTGACATTAGTAGTAGAGCTTACATCACCAGAGCCGGGGATAACCGTAGGACCAAGGATGCCGGGAAGGGTAGTGTTGTCAGACTCAAAGTCGGTATCTGCTACCTCATCATAAGTTGTGGTGGTAGTCTCTCTGAGAATTAGATTAGTCTGTAGGTCATTGTCCTCAGTGAGGCCAAAGCTCCAGTTGACCACCTCAAACAGTTTATTGGAAAAGCCAAGACGAGTGTTAGTCAGACTGACGAAATCACCAATCTGAAGCTCAAATGCTTTAAGGCCAAACGCACCAGTCAGAGTAATTTGATTTCTGATCCGCTCAAGAGCAATGTTGGCCAGTCGTTGTGCTTCACCGGGGGTGTCAGTAAAAGGTAGAGGGAAGTCTAGTACAGACTCTAGCCCCCCATCTACATCAATGAAGGTCTGGCTAGATACAAGAGGATAGTCAGTGGGTTGGTAGTTACTGGCTGGTCCTTTGAAGATACCCCTAACACCGTTAAAGTTCTCTCTGCGAGAGTGACGAGTGGAAATGTTGAGAGGAGATCGTAGATCATCTTCAGTCAGAGTAATGGTGGGGGCAGTGTATGCACCGGCTCTAAGTCTCCACTCTCCTTGAGCATACCAAAGAGTGCCAGCACAGGTGCCTACAATCTGAGCAAGAAGGTCGGCTGGAACTTTGGAGGTTAGCCAAGCCCCGTTACAGGTGTATCTTGTGCTACTGTCTGTGGTAACAGTCTGGTCACAGATGTTAGCCGCTGTAGCAACCCTAGTATCATCAATGTTGCTGGCAGACTCACCAAGGCCATAGTCGTCATTGGTCAGGTAGTCACGAACAATAAGCGCAGGATTGTCTGACCAAGCTGTAGTGGCAGTACGAGGGTCGTAGACCTTCTTGCCTCGGACAATCGTGGTAACAGTGGGAAGGCCATTCTCGTAACGGTCAACATCCCCCTCTTCTTCCGGCCTGTCAAACTTAAACATGATTGCCAAGTGGGCAACATTTTTGAGGATATGACTAGAGGTCCATTTTGTAGGGGAGCCACCAAAAGGTTGCCCGTCAATAGATAGGCTCTGCCCACCCAAGGAGGCACTGTGACCGCCCAAAACTTTGCGGATTTTAATAAAGCCGTCAAACTTATTTGTAGAAGTACCAGAGATCAGGTTGCCCTTCTCGTCTACCTTCTGTGCAAGGGTTACACTACCGTCTGAACCAAGAGATGTAACCTTGTAGTCATCAATAAAGATGTCTTCAAAGTCATCTATCTCATGCGCTGCCACAGCAAGGATACGACTAAGGTACTTGTTGTCAGTACCATGCGCATGGTCAAAGACAACTACACCCCCGATCTTGGTCTTACCGTAGATGACTTGACGGTGTAGGCCAGCGCCTTTTTGGTTAAAGGCGTACCCACCAGTGGAAAGCCCAGCCACTTTGGACTGAAGCTCGTCCATCTCCTGCTTATTCCTATAAGCAAGATAGCCTTGACCGGCAGCGGCAGTGCCGACAACAGCGAAAGCCCCAAAAGCGGTAAGGGTAAGCCCTGCACCAGCTAGAACGGCGTTGATTGACCCCACTGCGCCAACACCAAGGGCAACACCGGATAAAACTCCAGCGGCAGTAATTGCCATACTATTTTCCTATATACTTGGAGTACACTCGCTCGATCAGACCGAAGCCCAAGAACTTCATCACCACGTCAAATGGTCTGTGTACTTTTGTATTGATTGTCAGAACTGAAACCCCATCCTGCCGAAGGCATTTCTCTGCAAACTGGATTAGCTTAATGCCAGTGCGGCCTTTTCTGTAGTCAGGATGTAAGTAGATGACATCATTGACGGCAAAGATATGGTCTTTGTAGTGTAGGTTGTAAGAGCTAACAACTACAAAATACCCTACTAACTTGCCCTCTTCTCTAGCAGTAAAAATCTTTAGCAGGTCTTTACTTTCCAGATAGTGATACATCTCCCAATCAGGGTTTAGCTTTATCTTGTCTCTATTTAGGGCAATCTCTTGCCAATGTTCTTCTAGCAAAGGTCGGATGTCGTCCTTGACTTGTATCAAGAACTCTTGCTGATAGTTCACTCGGGTATAGCCCCCCATATAATTCTCTTAGTCTGGAGGCCCTCTACAAAATCTAATCCCTTATCAGGTGTACTTCCGGGCGCTACTGTGGGGTACTTACTTCTTTGATAACCAGACGTGTAACGAGTTGCTGCTGGACGCTCTAAGGCCACCAGCTTATTCTCTACGGTTATAACAATAGTAGCGGTTTCAGGCCCCTCATCAATCATCATCTGATCCATGTAGCCGGAAAAAATCTCAACGTAGTCTGCTGGCGTCCCCATGACACCGAAGTATATCTTACAGACTCGGCCTTGGTACTGTGTTTGTAGGGCGTGACTAAGTAGGCTTGACGGGATGCCACTCATAGTAAGAGTAGCCCCCCTAGCTGCTATATCGGCTGTCTCTTCGATAGGCTCAATCTGTAGCAAGGCACCAGCGCCCTGATAGGTCTTGCTGTTAATGGTTTTGTCACCAACGCCAGTCCACAGGTATAGCTCACTAGGGGAATCAAAGAGTAGATCGACAGCGAAGAACGGCTCAATAACATCAGCCGTCAACGCTGTCTCTACTACAGAGGTAAGGTCTCTACTCATTTAAGGGCAGTCTTAGCCGTCACTCGACCGTAGACAGCCAATGCACCACCACCTACAGTGATAGCCTGCATGATAAGGTCTACAATCTGTTGTTGGGAAGCTGCATCTAGCTCAAGGCCAAGGCTGGCCAGAACGGAAGAGGCAAGCATAAGCAGTACCCCCCATACAGTCTTCGACATAAACCATTGCTTTTGATCAGTCATAATATTCTCCTTAGTTTACTCTGCCTCTAAAACCTTTAATGGCTTTGGGGCTTGGCTTAGCAGTAGCGCTTCCTCGTTGGCTTTTACAACCTCGTTACGGAAGCTCTCCACAGCAGCCCCGGTCTGACGCATTTGTTGTGCGCCTTCGATAGCTAGAATTGGTTGCCATGCGATAGCGCAGCCCCATTCGTCTACGTCCTCGCCGGTGTTCGGGTTCTTACCACGAAGCTGGATGAACCAAGCGCAATCTAGTTGCTTGCACGGCTCAAACCCATTCAACGGGCAATTCTGTTTTGCCTCGAACTTCACTCAGAGGCCTCCGGGCTGTCAGTCTCCGCTAGTGCGGCAAGTGTGGTTTCATGCAAAGAAACGCACTCATTCGCCCAAGCGGGAAGCTCAGAGATTTGCTCGTTTGCCCTGCCAAGCTCAGTATATTCGATTTCACCGGAGCCTTCGTTCCATTGGAGAGCATGAATATCTGCGGGGATTGGTGTGGCGATGTAGTCGTTCAGGTTGTCGGCGAAGTTGACGCCCTGCATGTCCTTCACAACGGCACGGTCTTCGGGAATGATCGAAAGTCTCATCGTTTAGTCCTTTGTTGCTACAATAACATCGACATATTGGAGGTCGAAGCCAGAGAGGTTGTGGCTGTGTGACTGGCTGCTGCCCTTGCTGCTCGTTGTGGTTGACAAGCTGGGGGAATTTTGAGTACTTCCTATAGAGTTGCTTGAATTATACTGAGTTGCGTAACTAATGGAGTGATTGTGGCTCGGCATTTGTGAGATGGTCAGCGTATGTGGCTCAGTTGTCTTTCCCGACCCAAACGTGGTCGTGAACGCATCAGAACCGCCAGAACCAGCCGTGCCTGAAACAATGCGCAGCGCTTTGTTGTCGTGCGTTGTGTCTTTCGTCCAGCCGGTTGGTGCAGCAGTCTGCACAAAAAGCTGTTTCGTGCCAGACGGCACTCCCCCACCACCAACAGTGATGTTGCCGCTCTTATCGACGGTGAACTTGCTAGTCCCGCCCACCTGAAGGTCCATCAGCTTAGAGGCTGAATCCGAGTTGGTGTCGATGACATTCATCTTGATCGAGGTGAACTCGGTCGAGGCGTCGTCCCAAGTGTCGGTCAAATCATAAATAAAAGTTGTCATTATTAACTCCTTGGCTGGATTGCTTGACCAGCCCTGTCTTGAATTACTGCACCAGAGCGATCTTTAATGCCATCAACAGCGCCCGGAGCAGGATAAGTCGCCTGAAGAAGCTCAGAGAGTTTGAGATTGCCGGTTTTTACAAGTGCATCAGAAGCAATAAGAGACCGACCGACTAAGCCCCCCCACTTGCGGGTTGGTTTGATGGCACCAGCTACAGCACCAGTTGTGGGTAGTGCAGAAGTAGGTGGAGTGAAGCTACTGCTGTATCTTGCTACGCCTTTGGTGATACGGAAGTCATCTAGGTAGCCATCAAAAGCATAATAAGCCTCATATCCACTTAAAGTTCCAATCCGACAACCAGTAGCGGTAAGGTTTTCATTTCTTGTGCCTGAGTTTTTTTGAACACCATTTACAAAAACCCTACAAGTCCCGCTATCTCTTACGATAGCAAGATGATTCCAGTTATTATTGGACATTCCTAAAGTTGTCCATGCAGTGCTCAAGGTCGCACCAGAAGTACCAAATCTACAATATAGAGTATTAACATCTGCAAAAATACATAAATGACCAGCAGTGTTTACGGTTCCGTTATCAAATAGAGTCATGTCTCTATCACTTGCACCGTTACGAAACTTAACCCAAGTCTCGATAGTAAAATCACCAGTGCCAAATGTAAAATCAGAACTTGAAGTTGCACTCAGATGGTCAGTAGCACCATCAAATTCAATAGACCCACTACCAAACTTTTTTTCTGCGGTATCTACTTGGGTATCACCGCTTGCTGTAATTGTATGCGACGAGGAAGATTCATCTGTAATACTAGACCCCTCACCATCCAGTAACAGAACTACGCTGTCAAAGTCTGCATCTGCGCTTACAGCAGCACTGTCGCCCCCAAGAGACCCAAGGTTAAACACGCCACTTGTTCTAAGTTGATTAGCCATTGTTTATCCTACTGTTACCTCTACAGTGCCGCTGCCGCCGGTGAACTCGTAGTAGCGCTCCCCGCTCCCTACCGATTGCGGCTGCGAAACAGTCAGGTTGCCGCTAGTTGCGGTTAGCGTCACGCTCGTAGGCATCCGCAGGATAACCACGCCAGAGCCGCCGTCGCCGCCGACACGGCTAGTTCCAGACCCACCAGAACCACCACCGCCACCGCCGGTGTTTGCCGAGCCATCGTTGCCTGCGTTGAAGGACACTCCATCGCCGCCGCCACCTTGGCCACCAGAGCCGGGCGAGCCGCTGCCTGCATATCTGCCGCCCCCGCCGCCACCGCCGTAGTAAGTCTGGGTGCCGGTGATCGAACTTTGAACGCCGTCGCCGCCGTTGCCAGCGGTCTGCGAGGTTGCGTTTGCGCCAGCGCTGCCAGCTCCACCGCCGCCTGCGCCATTGCCGTACTGGCTGTACTGGCCGGATTGCGCCCCGTCTCCACCGTCATAACCTTGCCTTGGTGGTCCCGCTTCGCCGTTACCGCCGAGGTTGTAGTTGGAAACTAGGTGGCCAGAACCACCGCCGCCAGAGCCACCGTTACCGCCGCCGTGACTGTTTTCTGTGCCACCCCGACCGCCACCTGTAGCAGTGACCGCCGTGCCGTAGTCCAGCTCACTGTCAGAGCCGTTGGTGTTAGTTGCTCCACCATCGCCGACGGTGATTGTGAGGTTTGTACCGGAAGAGATCGAGGGTGTGGTGCCGCTAAGCACCCCGCCGCCACCGCCGCCACCGCCAGCGTGGTTGCTACCGCCACTCCCGCCGCCAGCGACAACAAGAAAGTGAAATTCAGCAGCAGCCTCCACCAAAGGCGTGACACCCATAATTCCGCCAATATAATTCCTTGGCATTACGCTGCTCCTTAGGCAATGTCTTCGTAGGAAACAGTCATATCTACTTTATCAACAACGTCAGACCCTGCCGCTAGGACATCACCCTCTTCTAGGTAGATAGGCTTGTTAAGAACATCCAGAGTTGCGCCAGTAGGGATAGTAAGGCCCTTAACTAAAAAACAGTCATCGCCACTTGCTTTGTCAATCTTAATGTCAATAGTACGGTCGGTTGTATCAACATTGCAACACAGAATGCTATTGACCTTATAAATATCGCCTGTAGGTACAGCGCCAATAACTGTAGTGACAGTTGCTTCGACATTTTTGCAGACGGTCTTACCGAAAATCTCAGTGACGCCTACGATATTTGGGTTAGCCATTTAATTATCCTCCGAATACGATAGCCATTGCAATGGCTTTGCCGGTCGAGGCTTTGGTATCTGCGTAAGCCTTGACGGATTGTTGAGTAGGAACCTTGATGGCACTGTTAGAGGCCATGTCATCTTCATCTACTACAAAGCTGTAGCTAGAAGCGTCAGTATCGCCAGTCTTAACAGTGTCAGAGGCTCCGGTGTAGGTTAGCACACCAGTGCTGTTATTGTAAGCCAGAGAGCCATCGCCACCTGCATCGGTGACGGAGATCAGTCCACGAACCTCTGCATCAGTACGCTCAGTGAAGCTGAAGGCACCAGTGCTGCTGTTGTAGCTCAGATCGCCGGAGACAGAGAAGTGCGCTCTGGTCTCAGCCGCAGAGGGGCCAGTGTAAGTGATGACGCCAGTAGTGCTGTTGTAGGACAGAGAACCATCGCCGCCTGCATCAGTAACCGAGACTGCACCTCTTGCACGGGCAGTCGTGTGGTACAGATTGGTACTGCCTTCACCAAGATCGTCGGTGTCTTTACTGCTTAGATCGAGGTTAGCCCCTGTCTGGAGGTTGACTCTAGCGTCTGCCCTAGCGTCCGTATAATAAAGGTTAGTACCCTCAGAAAGGTCACCAGTATCTTTAGTCCCAAGGCGAGTGTCAAAGGCAGAGTTAGCACGGGCATCAGTGTAGTAGAAGTTGGTGCTACCTTCAGAGATGTCGTCAGTATCATGGTTCGACACATCACTGACAGTCCCGGTGACGTTACCAGTTACGTTACCCTCAATGTTGGCTACAAGGGTGCCAGTAGTGATGGTAAGGTTGCCTGTGGAGCTACCGGTAGCTGTAGTCGTACCTACCGTAAACTTGTCTTCTGACTCATCCCAACCAATGAAGGCGTTGGCACCCGTGCTACCACGTTCGATCACCAGACCAGCATCATTACCAGCGGCACCAGTCAGTCCGCTAGAAAGCTCGATCAGGCTATCTTCGACAGCGAGGTTAGTGGTGTCAATGGTGGTAGTCGAACCGTTGACGGTGAGGTCACCGCTAAGGGTCAGGTCAGTAAACTGAGGACTATCTCCGGTGCCTACAGCCTGACCGATTGCTACAGAACCGTTGGTGATGGTTACACCCGTGCCGCCTGAGAAGTGCGCTCTGGTCTCAGCAGCCGAAGGGCCGGTGTAGGTGATGGTGCCACCAGAGTATCCCAGAGACCCGTCACCACCAGCGTCCGTTACCGTGATAGCGCCTTGCGCTCTGGCATCAGTAAAGTAGAGGTTGGTAGTACCTTCACTAAGGTCGTCAGTGTCTTGATTAGTAAGGCTTAGGTTGACGCCTGTTGCTGCTGCAACTCTAGCGTCTGCTCTCGCATCAGTGTAGTAGAGATTAGTACCCTCAGAAAGGTCTGAGGTAGACTGATTGCTAAGGTCTAGGTTAGTGCCAGTTTGGAGGTTAACTCTAGCGTCTGCCCTAGCATCGGTGTAGTAGAGGTTAGTGCCTTCAGAGAGGTCTCCGGTATCCTTAGTGGCCAACCGAGTGTCGAAGGCAGAGTTAGCTCTCGTATCGGTGTAGTAAAGGTTCGTAGAGCCTTCTGACAGGTCGTCAGTGTCTTTAGTAGCAAGGCGAGTGTCAAAAGCGGAGTTGGCTCTAGCGTCTGTGTAGTAGAGATTACTGCCTTCGGTGATGTCATCCGTATCAGCCGGAATGTCAAAATAGCCGAGAGTGGCTACACCAGTAGAGACCGTGTTGAGTTTGATACCCTGACCGGCAGTACCCTGAGAGCCGGGAACCTTCCAAGTATAGGCTCCACCGAAACCAGAGTGTGCAGGCCCTTCCAGCGTAAACAGGTGAGTGTCTGCCGCAGAATCCTCACACTGCAACCGAAGTTGTCCCGAGGTGCTGCTAACTGGACGAATGGTGATTTGCCCAATCGAAGAGGTGGTATCATCACCAATCTTAGTGCGGAGATCGGTGAGGTCTGCTTCAAGGGTGACAGTCTGACCGGAGGACTGGTCGAGAGTAAAGCCACCGTTAGTAACTACAATACCCTTGTCGCTACTGCTAGAGATCGTGATAGCAGAGTCATTAGGTACGGTATCTGTGTTGTCACTTGCCGGGAGCGTCAGAGCAGTAGTAGTGGTGCCGGTGATATGACCTTGTGCATCATAGGTCACCGAAGGGACATTAAAGGCTCCACCGTAAGAAAGTGTTCGTGTTGACCCACCTTCACTAACCGTACCAGCAGTGACACTGTTACTATGGTTAATGGTGATAGTTTCAGCGGCACCTTGGTTAGTGGTAAAGTCGCCACCATCTGAAAGACCCGTACCAGCGGTAATCGTGATTGTAGCGTCGTTAGCTACAGACCCCGTGCCATCTACATAGTCAATGACCGCTGCCGCCGTGGGAATACTGGTGTCGTTATCGTTGCTAGAGAGGCCCTCAGCCTCAGTGATGATTGCTGACCCTGCAAAGTCTGCTACAGTAAGGTCAGGGAGCCTAGCAGACGCCAGAGTGCCAGAACCAATGTTGTCTGCATTCAGACTCAGACTGCCGACAATCGAGCTAACCTCAGTGCTGAGAGAGCTAGTAACAGCTTGGTTGCTGTCGTTACCTATGAAGATGTCGCCGTTATCAAGGTTAGGCGTATCATTCGAGCGACCGGGACCGCTAATGATAAACTCACCATTAGAAGTTGCCCTAGCTACTTTACCAAGGTTTTGAACCTTAGAGCTTTCACCGGTTGGTTTAGTATTCGTAAGACCGCCAAAGGTCGAGCCGCCGGGGGTAGTATCTACATAGAGAACATCCCCTACAGAAAAGCTGCTAAGGTCAATCCCGGTGATCAAGCCAATGCTTGTCGCTGTGCCATTAGAGTTGTTATTAAGGGCAGCGCTCATAAGGCCAATAGCTGGCATCTTGTTAGCATCATCAGCATCCGCCGGAGCCACAAGAATATCAGTACCGCTGTGACCAGAAACGTAAACAGGTACACCCTTGGCAATGGTGCTGCCAGTAGTGTTCCTAACCTCAATGGTGACAGCGTTAGTTTCGGCTACAGTGGTGGGGCTAGTGTAGCTGAACACACCCGTTGTGTTATTGTAGCTCAGTTCACTGCTACTACTACTTAGGCTAATAGCCTGTCGTGACCTAGCATCAGTGTAGTAAAGGTTCGTAGAGCCTTCGGTAAGGTCGTCTGTGTCAGCAAGATCAGCAGTGTTAATCTTGGCGTCCAGAGCCGCCTGAAGGCCGTCTACGTTACTGATAATATGGTCGTGGCTGTCGTCTGCTACAGTGGCAGTGATCGTAACATCTGCTGTGCCATCAAAAGACGTAGAGCCTGAGACATCCCCACCAAGGGAAATGGTGCGAGCCGTAGCAAGCTGAGTAGCTTGGTCGGCAGAGGATACGGCATTGTTAATCTGGACATAGGCAGAGCCTGACCAGCGGTAGATGTCGCCGGTAGCAAGGTCTACATAAATCTTACCAGTCTCGCCAGAGACCGGGAAGCTAGAGTAGTTAGTGTATTCCAGAACGTCGTCTACATAGCTAGGAAGCTGGTTGGTAGGAACCAGACCGCTGCCATCCAAAGAGGCTACACCACTTGCAGAACCCTTCTGTGACGTGGGAATGTAGGTGCCAAGGTCACTAATCTGACTCTCAGTGATGCTCAGAGCGGCTTGGTGCTGAGTGACAGAGCTTTCGGTGATATTGGCGTCAGGCACGTTGGCCCAAGTTACAGTAGAGCTAAGGTCGTTGGTCTCAGCAGTAAGGTAAGTACCCAGATCAGAGATTTGGCTCTCGGTGATAGACAGAGCCGCTTGGTGTGCAGTTACGTCGCCTTGGGTTACAGTGTAGTCGGTGATGTAGCCAGCGCCGTTAGTAAGCTGATTGTTGTTCGTGGGGATGTCAGAGGTCTTGGCAAGAGTGCCGGTGCCAGACGGGATCGTATGAGTGTTAAGGGAGGTAGCAGTGATACCCCCTACAGAGATACTATTAGTGGTAGTGTTGCCGTTATCAGTTACGTCATCAAGGTCTACAGTAGGAACATCGGAAGTAAGAGCAAGGGTGCCAGTCCCACCGGGGATCGTGTGAGTATTAAGAGACGTAGCTGTTACACCACCTACAGAGATGTCGTTAGTAGTGGTATTACCATTGTCAGTTACGTCATCAAGGGTGTTAGTAGCACCAGCAACAGTAACGAAGCTGAAGGTGTCATCACCATCCGCTTGTAGAAGCTGACCAGTGGTAGCACTAGAACTGTCTACGTCCGTAAGGTCAGCAAAAGTAGTAGCCCCGGCGGGACCAGTAGGACCGGCAGGGCCAGCAGGGCCACGGGGGCCTACAGAGTTAAGTACAGTGAGAGTTAGAGGGCTGGACAGAGCATCGTCGCTCGTCACCACCAATTCGTATTTAGCCATTATACCCTCGTAATGTCTTTAATAACTTTGATCTTGAATGTCTCGGAAGAGCTTGTTTCGTTGTCGGTGTCAATAAACTGTACGTCACAGTCATACTCTCTGGCAGGCCATTCAGCCGTAGCAGTAGAGGATGCGGATAGTTCAAACTGACCCGCATTAGGGTCAATCAGTGTGAAGGTCAGGCTTCCGTTAAAGTTGTCTGTGGTCAGGAGAGTGTCCGTAGAGTCCCTCAACTGACTGGTGATCGTGAAGTTGGTAATGTCTGCCGCAGAGCCATCTCTCTTAAGCTGGAATGTAAGCTCAAAAGTGTCACCCTGCTTATGAGTGATAGTCGTCATTTTATCTCGCCTTATTAAGCTCTGGTAAGTTTGATGGAGCCACCGAGACCGGAACTGGTACGACCTGAACCACCACCACCTTGTTGTGTAGTACCAATAGTTACGGAAGAGGAATTGTAGTAGCCTGAGCCACCACCCCCTCCAGCGCCATCGTTGCCAGCAGCATTTGCGCCACCGCCGCCACCGCCATACCAGCCAGCGCCACCGCCTGCGCCGCCGTGGTAGTCATCAGAGCCAGAATCATAGTTTCCACCACCGCCACCGCCTCGACCTTGTGCGCCAGAGTTTCCAGAATCTCCGCCACTGCCTCCACTACCACCAGTGCCGCCAGAAGAGGCTTGCCCGCCTCCACCACCAATAGCAAACGAGTCTGATGTGCCAGAAGCGCCTACCAATCCAGCCCCGGTTCCACCACCAGCGCCGCCGGGAACATCGCTCCCGCCTCCTCCTCCACCAGCGATTATCAAAGCGTTAGATGAGCTAATACTACCTTGGAAAAGGCCACTTAAGCCACCGCCACCGCCGCCAGATTGCCCGTCTCCGCCGCCGCCGTTCCCACCAGAAGAAAACGCACTTCCGTTGCTACCAGTGCTGGTCCCGCCTCCGCCAGCGCCACCACCAAAGCCGCCATATGGTGCGGTGGAGCTACTACCACCGTCTCGACCACCAAAACCGACAAGAAGGTTATAAGTCACGCCCTGTAAAAGGGTAACAGTACCCTCTACTCTGCCCCCATTTCCTCCAGCAGAGTTTTTACCACCTCCGCCAGCGCCCTTTACATCAAAGGTTACGTCCATGTCTTGATTAACTGTCAGGGTGTAAGTTCCCGGCAGCGAAGAGCTTTGATTTTGAATCCCACTATAGCCGCTTTTAGTGACGGTTGCACCAGCATTAGAGAAGTCATATTCAACGGCAGAGCCACTGTAAGGCGTCAAAGTCAGGATAGCGGCTGTTTCACCGGCATTGAAGAAGAGGGCTTGTGCAATCGACATTAGCTGAGACCGGCTCCACCGATAACAAAGACGTTAGCGTTAGTGGTAGCATCCACACAGATGACCGTACAAAGGCCATACTGAGCCAGAGTGCGGTTACCTGTGCTTGCAGTACCAGCCTGACGTAAGGTTACGCCAGAGGCAGCTTGGGTGATGGTCTGGTCAGAGCCAGAGTTATTGTAGATAGAGATGGTGTCGCCTACGCCAAACACCCCCGTGGGAACAGTAACACCGCCGGTAGTGATGGAGATATGCTTACCAGCGTCTCCTGCAATCAGAGTATAGGCGCTGGTCTGTGCGTTCTGCGGAATGTCTCGGACACTGCCGTTTACATCTGCTACGGAGTTGAATGTAACGTCATCACCAGTACCAACGTCTTGCCCGATAGAAAAGGTGGTGTCGGTAAGGGTGATACCAGTGCCAGCACTGTAGGTGGTATCAGTGTCAGTGTTGTCACTAGCAGGCAGGGTTAGTGTGGTAGTGGTCGTAGAGGTAACATGTCCTTGTGCGTCGTAAGTGACAGAAGGTACGTTGAAGGTGTCACCGTAGGAAAGTGTACGAGCGCCACCACCCTCACTGACTGTATCTGCGGTTACACTGTTACTGTGGTCAATAGTGCCAGAAGTGGTGATGGTGCCACCTGAGAGGCCGGTGCCTGCCGTGATAGAGGTAACCGTACCTGTACCACTGCCGTCTGCACCCCGAAGATCTCCTGTGGAGAAGCCAAGGCCATCATCTGAGGTGAAGGTGACCACGCCAGTAGATGAGTTGTAGGAGCCGCCAGTAAAGCCAGAACCGTCCGCACCATCCGTACCAGCAGCCCCTTGTGGTCCTGTAGCACCTACGCCATTAAGGACACCGACTGTGATAGCCTGATCGCCCTCTAGTGTGGTTCCTGCCAGAGAGGTATTCAGAGTGGCTTGTAGTTGAAACTTAGCCATTATTAAGTCCTCGTAATATCTTCGATGACAGTGATGGTAAAGGTCTCTGAGGAACTCACTGAGTCGGGCGAGGCAGATGTATCTTTAAACTCCACATCTACGTTTAACACCCCTAAAGGCCAAGATACTGTAGCAAGCTGATTTGTTGGGGTGGTTGTATAGGCAGCTTCAGACTTCAGATTGAACTGACCATCAGAAGCATTGGTGATATTGACGCCCGGAGGGCTTTGGGTTTCATTCCATTCTACAATCAGATTGCCAGTAGCATCCCGTGCTTGCGCTCGAATGTCAAAGTTAGTGATGTCTACAGCGACATCGTTATTTTCAAGGGTGAAGTCAAGCTGAAATGTATCACCCCGTTTGTGATCTAGGTTTGCCATTATACTACCTCAACAGCATCAAATGAAATGCCATAAGCGCTGGCATTATTAATAGACCAAGAACTGACGTTAGACGCTAGACGGAACACGCCAGTCGGAGACTGGTGGACAACCGAAGTGCCAGAGGCCACAACAGCCCTAGTATGGGGCCAGATGTCTACGGTTGCGTCACCGTTAGAGTCTAGGTTTGTGTCAGTTAGAACCTTATGCAAAGTACGGTCGGAGCCTGTACCGATCTGGATGTAGTCCCCCGCCCGTAGGAAATTGGACTTAGCCGGGCCTGCACCTTTTGTGAGGTCTACGGTCTCGTCACCCACAGCAGTAGCAGACCCAAGGGTCACAGAAGTGGCTGCAAGGACCGTGCCTCTTGGCGTAGCCATGTTAGGGTCGCCTAAGTAGAAAGTGCCTCGACGCCCCTTAAGGGACAATAAGAAGGCTATCCACTCTTCAGCCAAGTCTTTACGAACCGGGGGGATAGAAATTGAGGCTTCCCAACGCTGGCCCTGATGCACCACAGTCTGCTGCACAAAGGTGAAGGGAGACTCACTGACAGCTACTACGTTGTTAGCTCGTAGCTCAATCTGCTCGATGCCTATTGTAGTAGGTATTGTTAGGGGATAGGCGATAGCCATTAGCTAAAGACCCTCCGCATTTGACCGCCTCGCTGGCGGGAGTTTACAATTTGAGCCTCAGTCATCTTAGCAATGCCCGGAGCAGCCTCAGCAATAATCCTCTTGACAGACTCATCACCGTTAGCAGCAAAGTTGAAGTTCTGCTGTACGGTTACGTTGCCGCCACCTTCTACACCTAGCTTACCGCCGGGGCCTCGCTTCAGTGGCAGGATAGCCTCTGGACCAGCCTCGCCCATGAGACCAGTGCGGCCCCCGGACATACCAAACATCGTCGGAGAATTGACGATGCCGCCATTAGCAAACTTATAGCTGCCCCTGACAGAGCCTCCAGCAGGAACACCGGGAAGAGGCTTGGGACCGGCCAGAGCTTGAGTTGCTGCGCCAAACACACTTGACCCCATGCCGGGAAGAAGGGCATTAGTAAGAGCTTGCAAGAGGGGTTGGTAAATCAACAAGTCTAGGATTTGCCTAATGATTTGCTCCGCCATGTCGCCGAAGGCCTGACCAACGGTCTTAGTTCCGTCAGCAACCTCTCGGAAGGCGTCGATCATTGTGCCTGCAAACTCTCCTGAGACTTGCAGTCTGATCTGATCCAACTTCTTTCCGTATTCTTCTAGCGCCTTTCCGGCATCGTCTAGTTGTTCTGTGCCGGTAGTGGCCTTTTTAGCCGCCATCTCTGTCAGATTTGCGGTGTACTGCTCAAGCTGTCCTTCCCTAGTCACCGATGTAGATAAAGCCGTTCCGTCGGAAACCATTCCGGCGTTCTCAAGCTGAATAAGAAGCTCTCTTTCTTTAGCAATCCGCATCTCCATAGAAGCCACCTGACCGGCAATTCCCCGGTCCATGCCCTCTTGCATCAGCTTTGCTTGCCTAGCGGTCCTCTCGAAAGTCTGCTCAATAGACTCTGCCAGAGAGGCACGTTCTCTTTCTACGGCAAGAAGTTTCTCATCGTAATCAAGGATTCTTTCTTGCTCTTCGACCTGCTCTTTTAACACGCCCGGGATAGACTCAAGCTGTTCCTGAAGATCAAGCCCAAGTTCTGTGAGGCTTGTCATAAACTCTTCGGACATTTTAAGTGAAGGTGCGAACTCCCCACTTAAAATTGTGGTTATTGTAGCAATTGCACTACTAAGCTCTTGGGCATTCGTAGGATCAATGTCCCCAAGCTCCTCAACAAAATCTATAGCCCTCTGAATATCTTCCGATTGTTGAGCCAACGCAGGATCAACAAAACCCCCAAGCGCACGGTTGTAGAGGTTTGCAAGATCGAGCTTACCTTTTTGGTCCTCGATAGTTTTCTGCATTGCTTTTAGGGCTTCGTTAGCCTCTTTAGCAGCTTTGGTTAGGCCTTGTTCTAAGATGACTTCGTGAAATCTTTTAACCTCTGGACCAAGGTCATTCTCTATAGCAGACCCTAGGCTTTTTTGCCTGCTCCTAAGTGTCTCTAAGGCTTCGCCTGCATCTTCAACAGAGTCTGAAAAAGACTTAAAAAGGCCAGAAGTTTCCATCAAAGCTCTAGCAAGGCTTGACCCAAGAACAAGAGCAACACCAGCTACAGCGCCTGCAACACCCGGCAGCAAGCCAGCTAACTGAGCACCCTGCTGTGAGAAAGCGACGAGTGCATTCTGTCCAGATTGAACCTGTACGAAGAAGTCACCAAACTGGTAACCGGCATTCTGAACTACGGCATTCATGCGGTTAGTGTTCTTACGAACACCAGACATAGAAGCTGTCACTCGATTTATCTGAGTGTCGGTATAGCCGTAAGCCTTGCCCAGCTTTTGTATATCGGCAATCGCTTCTTTGTTAGTCTTAAGGCCAAGACGCATTGCGTCATTGACTGCTCTTACTGTTTTGGCAAAGGCCTGTTCCTTTGCAATAAGAGGCTTCATTTGCTTGTCTAAAGCCGTGTAGGTGCTCTTCAGGGCCTTGGTATCGGCATTAGCCCTTTTAACATCACTACTGTCAATGACGATCTTAACGTCAGCCATTCATAACCCTCATGTAAACTAAGTCTAGCCTCTTAATTGCTTCTACATCCCTAGAAGTGAGAGGCGTATGAGTTAGTTCCTTCCATGCTTTAATTTCTTCGTAGGTAATCGGGTTGGGGGCGCTAAAGCCCATTGTTCTACTGACTGACAACGAAAGAAAGGCAGACCAGAGATACTCTAGGGAAATAGGGAAGTCGGGGCCTTCTAATTCCTTTGGAGTACGTCCTGTCTGCCTTTCTACTTGTTCTAAATGGTCTAGTTTTGTTGCGCCGTCTTGACTTTTGTTGAGGTCGAAAGTCCACTCTGCGAACTCAACCAAATCGTCAATTAGGCCTGCGTAAAATCCAGAGTTTCGTTAATCGCCTCTTCAAGCTGATCTTTGATCCAGAAATACTCTGAGTAGATTTCCCGTGCCTTCGGTACAGTTAGCTTGGGGCTTTCACCGTCATAAGTGATGTCCCACTCCTTTGTAGCCTTAGCCAGAATGTCGATAGACGACTTCTCTAGGTCAGCAGCAGAGACTTGCACCTTCTTGCTCTTTTGCATCTGAGCCAGTCGCTTGTCGGTCTGCTCATGCACCAGCTTCTTGTACTCCTTGGAGTGTGGTGCATACAGAGTAATACTCATTTCATTGTCTGAGCCTTCGTTCATCAGAGGCTCAAGAGTGTTTGGATGTACCAGAATAACTTCGATAGTGTCCGAAGCTGGGGTAAGGTTCTTCAAATCCATTGTCGGGTTCCTTTATGGGCGGGTGGGAAAATGAATGAGAGAGGGAGCCACCCGACAAGCTCACCTCTCTCCCCTCGGCCAAGGGATTCTTATGCGGAGCGGGTAATCGTAAGGTTGCTATCCTCAGTAGCGTCGTACAGAGCTACGAAAGGAAGGCTGATAATACGAGAACCGGGTCCGTCTACAGGGACATCGGCAGCGTTGAACTTTACCTTCGGGAACAGGAAGGTCAGGCTGTTAGAAGATGGGTCTTCGACAGACACCTCAATACCGCTTTCGGTCTCAGTGACAAAGCGGTTCAGCAAGGTAGCATCCTCGAAGTATGCAGTGATAGTGCCTTCTACTTCTGCACGGCCAAACTCAAGCTGTGGAGCAGAGTCGTCGCCTACAACAAAGGTAGGAGCAAAAGAGTTGGTTACGGTGAAGTCTACACTGGTTACAATCGAGAGTGCAGTGGACGCCTGAATGGTAGACGTACCATCGTCAGCAATCTTAATGTCGCCAGAGTAGGCATCGAATGGTTCTGCAATGGTGTCTGCGTCTACAGTCTTTTCTGTAGCACCGACAGTCATGTTCTTACCGACCATGCCGAAGGTAGCAGTGACCATCTGATTAGGGGCCATCGAAACACCCATAGTCGACACGGTCATGCCCGTAAACAGACGAGCTTGGTCAATGTCAGCAGCATAGTCCTCGATGGAAAAGAACTTGGGCGTAGTGCCAACCTTGAGGACGTTAGTGCTAAACGAGTTAAGCATGGCAGACTCAAGGAATGCGTCGTAGGTGCCATCCCGAAGGTCTACCGAAATGTCACCAGCAGCAGAACGGTTGCCATGACGATCCACACGGGCCATGCGGTCTGGCTGAATGTCGTTACCAGCTACTCGTTCCTTGGTCAGGTTCAGCGAGTGAGAGGTAAAGGGGAGACGGGCAAAGTTACCCGATGGAGTAGTTCCGAAGGTGCTTTCCGTGAGGAAAGACAAACCAGAACGAGAACCTTGTGCGAAAGCCATCTGCTTCCTCCTTAGTTATAGATATAGAAGCCGATGTTGACCGGCACAAAATAAAACGGAGTGTCTAACCCGCCACCTTCTCGTTCGGCATAGTCGATAGACACAACAAACGTCTCGTCATCACTGTTGGTGTAAGAGACATCTGTAGCAGCCTCAAAGGCATTAAGTACCTTATCAGCAATCTCGTCTGCTGCACCCGGACCTTTGCCCTCTGGTGCGTAGCAGACAATACGGAAAACCCCTTGATAGCGTTGCTGGGGGTTTAAGCCTCGTACAGCGGGTCTACGCAAAGTAGGTAGGAAGCTAGTCTCAACATACGAAGTGCCGTTAGCACGGTCGTAAGAGACGTTCTCGTAGGAAATAGCCGGAATGCCGGAGACAGCGGCTAGTTTAGTTTCTAGGGCTGCTCGAATGTCACGATAGATACTAGCCATGCAAGTTCTCGATCTGTGCTACTATCCCAGACTTAAGGTCCACCTTGGTAGCGTGAGGCGCTCCATTGAGGAAGTAGTATCGTCCTACCTCGATCTCAATGCCGGGTTTTACCGAGCCACCTACGCTGCCCTCGCCAAAAGCTAACTCAATGTCGTTAGCGAGGTTTCTCAGGGCTTTGCCCTTTTCCGAAGCAGGGTCTCGTTGTCTAGGCTTGCCAGCAGAGGACTTAGACCTTCCGCCGCCGGGGTTATCCTTAAAGGACCAAGAGTTGACAAAGGCACCTGTGTCTACAGGAGACAGCCTGACAATATCTTCTGATATTTGCGTCAGCTTAAACTCTGCGGCCTCAGCTATGGTCTCGTTAATACTGTCCAGCTTTCGTTGCAAGCTAGGGGAAATGTTGGCACCAACGCCTACGCCTCGACCTGCCATCAGTCAAACACCTCACAGAGGTAACAGACGGCCTGACCACCACTCAAGATGGTACGAACGGTCGTAATATTTACCGTATCTCCACGCCCTAAAATCTGGTCTTCATCATCAGGGGTAGTAGTAAGACCGTGGGCGGGGATGACACAGGCACGTCTGCCCTTCCTAGTCTGATTGAGGTCTGAAATACCCTCTGCTAGGTTGTAAAAGTATCCAGTAAAGGAATAGTCCGTAGTCGCACTTCCACTAACAGTACCAGTGGAAGCATCATAAGTGCCTCCGGCGGTGACTTTGCGGAGTGTAAGGGTTTCGCCAAAGTCTTGGACCAGCTTCAAGAGGTCACTTGCATTAAACGACATGGACTATTCCTCACTCGTAATCCGCAGAACCATCGTAGTTCGGTGGGTTGCGGAAACGATCCCTGCGGAAGGATGGGGTGACACGATCCGTATCTTGCCTCACCACAGAGATAGCTGCTTCACTAATGCCTCCGGCTTTGATGCCGAGGCCCGACTGTTTCTTGGACTCAGATTCAAGAGTTTCCGCAAGAGCCAGATAATGGGAGTGAAGGTCAGAGTAACTAGCGCTAAGAGCGCCATCGAGATCAGTGTCAACACGACGAGCATACTTAGCTGCAATAGCTCTGCAAATATAAGCAGAAGCCTCATAGATATTGTCAGAGGACTGAGCAAGAGCGAAAGCAATTTCTTCATCCTTTGCTTGTACGTCCGTAGAGTCAGTGTCACCTACGAGAAACCGTACAGCGTTCCGACGACCAGTTGCAGTGGTGGTGCCGAGGTCGTCAATATCGTAGGTAAAGTCTGACACTATGCTTGCTCCCAATCTGACCAAGGGCTGTTACGCCATGTACGAATATGACCACGTTGTTTCTTCGTGATCGTAGAAGCCTTGCACTTCTTCGTTTGATACTCACGATCAGTCTTGACAAACTGCTTGACTTTAGCGTTGATATTCTCAACGATAACTGCAAGCTCTTCGGGGCCAAGCTCATCGAGACCGTCTCCGACAACCTTCTTCTGGTTGTCTTCAGTCGGAGCCTCCTGCATAAGGAGACCCCGATTGAACAGAGACATAACGTCTTGCCAAGGGATGCCTCGCTGTTGCCAGTCGAAGACATCCCCTCGCTTCCATTCGGTTCCATACCCCTTAAACTCTTGCTTAATGAGTTGGACCCAGCTTAGTTGAAAAGGAAGAAGAGAGTAGTCGGGTGTCATACTCTAGCTTCCTTAGTCGGTAGCTACGATGTTCTCGAAGAAGTAGCCCAAGTCAGCGCCAACCATCTTCATATCGTAGGACATCTTCACCTGAATCATCTCTGCAATCTGCTGACGCTTCAGTGCGTCGTCAGAGAAGGACTCAACGGTGATGCCGAGGTTGTTAGCACCCGGAATGCTGTTCCATGCGAAAGTCAGACCAGACGCAGGGGTCATAAGACCAGCATTACCCGGAGTGTAGCAAAGCATAGCGTGGCGACCGCCGATAAAGCTATTCACCTCAGCAGCACCTTCAGTGGTGTCGTTCTGGACAGCTTCCATGACGTAGTAGTTTTCTACTTCAAAGATTTCTGCCAGCTTCGCCTTGGTAACCAGAGCGGTATTGGTGACAGTAGCACCACCGTTCAAGCGAGCAAGGATGTCAGAGTTGCTAACGAGAGAGTCGTGTACCTTACGGCCAACTACCAGAGTATTCGGACGGAAGCCGCCAGACTGGAGCTGGATGGTACGAGACGCATCGGTGATGTTCTTAATAGGGGTAGAGTTAGCCTCATCCCATTCGGTGATGGTACGACCAGACAGAAGGTCTTGGCTCGTCCATACGCCAGCAGCAAAGAACGTCTCAGCGAACTGCTTCTCACGGTGGATCATCAGACGCATAGCCAGAGTCTGCGCACCGGCGGAACGGATGTCCAGAGCAGCATCTTCGTTAGCGAGGGTCTGCTCATCGAAGTCCATACCGAGGCCGTACACGTCAGCAAAGTAGCTGTCGTTAGATACGGTCATACCGATACGCTCTACTTCAGTGCGAGGTGCCAGCTTCTTAACGTCGCCGGTACGGTTCATGTTCGCACGGTCGTACTGGTAGTACTTGTCAGACTGCTTGTCTACACCTACAATAGGGAAGACTTTATCTGCGATGAAGTTTTCCTGAGACTGAGCATAAGCAGTCGTCAGGTTGGTGAGCGGCTGATCAATATGCACGCTCGATGGGGTCAGCAAAGGCATTAGTTTTCTCCTATTCCCTCAGTTACGCCGACTGGTTGGCTACTGGCTTGAGCAGAACACGAATGATTTCATTCGCACCCGAAGCTGCGTCCAGTGCTACGCCAACTTGGTAGTCGCCAGTGGTAAAAGCATCGGTAGCGTAGCCATTGGCATCAGAACCAACCAATGCACCTTTAGCTACTGCTTCACCAGCCTGCACCATAGCAATGCCGTCAATCTGGACGGAAAGGTTGGTGGTGGCTGGGGTAGCCGAAGGATCAACGGAGGTAAGGGCAACACCGATTGCCAGTTCACCGTCGCCTGCCTGAGCGGCACCCGTCGAGGTCATTTTTACGAACTCGAATTGATTGACAGCACTTGCTGCCTCTACAGAAATGTTGTTAAAGCGGCCTGCATTCGTCGCCATCTTTACTCTCCTTTATAGAGCTTAGTGATAAGTGCCTTGCCTTCGTCGGTCTTAGCTACAGCAGCGTATGCTTTAGCGTGATCCTTCTTAGCAAGGTTGTTCTCGTCCATGTAGGACTTAACAAGAGCATCGAGCTTATCGCTGGAAGAAAGCATGTCTGCTTCTACCGACGCTTCACCGATCTCAGACATCGAAGCACCCATTGCTGCATCAGCAGCCTTGAGAGCCTCTACGATTGCGTCGTCTTTAGCTACATGAGCCAAGAGGGAGGCCGCAATTTCGTTATCGAAGTTAGGCAGGATTTCTTCAGCTTGCTTCTTAAGCTCAATATGCTGCTTTGCAATCTCTGCTTCTTCGAGAGCTTTGAGGACAGGTGCGGGGATGTCAGACTTGACAACCTTCTCACCGTCAAATTCAACGTACTCAGGCTCTTCGGCTTTAGCTACCGCTTCTTCGGTAACTACAAAACCATTCTCTTCAAGAGCCTTAGACAGTCGAGAAACCTCAGCCTTGAGGGCGTCAACCTCAGCAAGGAACAGGTCGCCCTGATCTGCTTCAGTTACATCGGCTTCATCAGCCTTACCCAGACGGGCCATCATTTCTTCTTTTTCCTTAGCGGACATCTTGTCGAGTTCATCTTTAGCCTTCTTCATGGCTTCGTCTTCACCCATACCTTTGTCCATGTAGTACGCCTTACGCTCATCGAGGTAAGAGTCGTACCCTTTTTCCATGTCTTCCATGCTTTCGTCCCTTTTAATAAGACAGATTGTAGCGGCTTGGTTTGCCGGACGATCTACCAATGACAGTTCGTCCAACTCCAAGTCGAGCAAGATGTTAGTCATTGACTTCCTTCCGTTTAGCTTTGCCGCCGATAGAAAAGGCCGTAAGTTGGCCAGATTTTACCAGAGACCAGACCTCATCATCGAATACCTTCAATGCTACGATCCAACCTTCACGGCTACTGGAAATGCCCAAGGCCTCACCAATCTCATTAGTGAGTGGCATCGAGTGGACCACTTGGCCTACTTGATCCCCCTTGTGCATCATCTTACCAACACGAATATGTTCCATGAATTTATTCACGGCCTTAACCATAGTGTCGGCTTCAATAACATCACCTTGACGGTCTACCAGAGGTGTACCATCTTCAGTGATGACCGAGGCCCAACCATAAACCAGACGTTGCTCGTCATCTGTCTTTACGATTTGACCCTCAAGGTTCGCTTGTTCTTCGTTGTCGTCCTTTGCAAGCATATCGCCTACAGAGACACCCGGCTCCCACATGCGGCAGGACCAGTAACCAGCAGTGGTCTTATCGGTCTTGCCCTCGCAGTTGTGCCTAGCTCGGAAGCTGGCACGGGCCTTTGGGTCGTCTCGACGGATTTCCATAGTGGGGCTACCAAAGGTAACTCGCTTCACTTTGTCACCGGACTTAACGTAGACTCCAAACTTCTTGGCAGAGCCTTTCGGAAGGCGGAAGGGCTTGTCAAGAGCTACCTTCTCACCACGATACTCGGCTTTCTCAGTGCGTCCCGGCAACAAGTCCTTGTCGTGGGATGCGGCCTTCTGGCCTGCTGCAATCTTGAGAAAGCTGTTTACACGGGCCATTGCCCATTGTTCTTTGGAAGTGACGTTAGGCCTCACAGAACCGGGGTTGGTCTTGTAGGCTCCTACACCACGATCATACACTGCCTTAAGGGTCTTGGCAGTGATGCGGCCTTTCTTAGCGCCATGCTTGGCGTTCCAGTTCTTGGCCTTCTCAGCCAGAGTGGACATCTGCACCTTTTCTACAGAGGACCAAGCAGCCTGAAAGGCACGCTGCTCAGAGCCGGTGTCTTCCATAACAGAGTTGAAGACCTGACGGAACTTGCTTTGCTTCTCTTCAGGTACAGTCTGTCGTACTGCTTTGGGGAGGTCTGCGTTGGTGCTGTAAGGCATCACTTCTTTCCCTTGTAGAACTTGTCTTTAATAGTGCCTCTTGTGAGGCCAATGTCGGCTAGTTCGTAGTCGGTCATAGAGTAGAGAGTTTGCAGGGCTGCTTTGTCTTTAGCCTTCTGCTTCATCCGGTTGTACATCTCGCCGGGGAGCTTCATTAGGTTCATAGCTCAGTTCCGCAATGTCCATGAGGTCTTGGATAACTTCTGGGTGGTCAGAGACGTTAATGTCTGCGCCATTCAGATTACGAAGGAAGGCTGCAATCTCACGAAGATCGTGTGGTGCTACATCACCAGCCTTGATGTAAGGCATTGTATCGTAGGAAAGCCCGTTAAGCTGCCACAGGCGTTCTACGAGTTGCTTGTTGAGTACGTCGGTGATAGCACCGATGTAGCTCTCCAATGCTCTAAGAAATAGGTCGGTCTTAGACTTAGATAGCGCATACGAGCCACCGGCGCTGTGTGCGCCGAGTAGAAGAAACTCAGACAGTACACTACGAGCAATGTCATGCTGATAGCGGCTAACAATCGGGTCGATGTCAATGTTTCGTGAACCGTTGGAAGACATCAGTTCTACGTCTACAAGACGGATGTTAGTTGGGCTACCGTCTTTGTCAGGGTAGGTATCACTCGGGGTGATGATGTAACCCTGTTCGTTGAACTTAACGTCTCGGAGGATTTCCTCCAAGTTAGACCGGAAGGCTACCTGTGCAGAGGTAGCATCACTAGAAAGGTACTCCGAGGGAATACGAGCTACAGGGATACCAGCAAGCTCACGCTCTACTGCAATGGCTTCGATAGCCTGAAGGTTGTTCAGATACTCATAAGAAGTATAAGCATTACGAAGAATGCTACGGCCACTGGGGTCGCCGTTGATGCTCGTCGTCTTATAGTATAGAGACTTGTTAGCCGGGATATAGTTTGTTCTGCCAAAGTAGCTGCCCTCCTGATAGAGGCCCAACACTTCACCGGACTTCTTGTCTACGTCAAAGCGGGAGACCGTCCAAGGCGCTCTAGCGGCCAGCTTACGGATACCAATGCGTCCGTCGCTGTACTTGGAGTACTTCTTGTAGTCCCGAAACTCTGGGCCGCTGCGACGCTTATATACTACCTCAAACCAAGAGAAGCCGTAGGACAGGCAAGACAGGGCTTCTGCAACGTGGTCATCCAGAGTGTGTTCCATATCGTCAATAACAGACTCAAGGAACTCTGCCTCTTTCTTGGCTTCTGGTGTATCATTGCATGGTACGACCTTCAGGTCTACATCTCGGAGTACCTGCTCAGTGGCGTACATAACTGCACCGATGGTGCTGTCGTTGTCCCGCATCTCACGATACTTGCGGATAGCCTTCTTGCCACGAAGCTCTGGAAGGAACTCGTCCGCTCGGATGTTGCCGTTGTGCGTGTTGTCACCGGCTACACCGAGAATCTTCTTAGCTTCTGTCTCCGAGAGCTTCTTGGGCATTATCTAAGTCCTTTTGCAGAGCTATATGCCAACTTTAGCTGGGGCTTGGCATAGCCCTGTAGTGATAGGTCTGTAATGGCCCATACAAGGGCGTCTAGGCGGTCTGGTGATCCTACAGAGCCTAGAGGCTCCCATGTCACCATCTGGTCCTCTAGGTCGTTGAGGCCCTTTACATGACGTACTTTGTCTTGTTCATACAGGGCGGAGACAGGCTCTGCTCGGGCCATCTTGCCACGACTAGCATGGACTAGCTTGACAGGGACCGTTTCAGACTCTGTGTGCAGAGTATGGCGAACCATATCTCCGCCCTGATTACGTTCGGCGACAATGCGGTCTGCTTGGTACTCTTCAAAGAGTGACACCGCCCTCGCAGCCCATTGCTGAGGCGTGTAGCGACCAGTGCAGTCTGCCAGAACGTAAGCGATACCGTTTACATCAACCCCTGCTACAACAATACCAGTCATGTCTGACTCGGAGTTGCTGGTGATAGCAGGGTCGATTGATACTACAATACGGTTTAAGTCTGGAACTTGGTCTGCCTCAATCTCGCATTTAGCAAGTCCTGCCCTGTTCCACAAGGCACCGGAGGCTTCATCAAGGATCTCTGCGTATAGCTCTTGTCGGCCCAGCCTAGTGCCTTCATACGTCTTCTTAACTGCGTCAAGGAACGTAGAGGCTAGGTTAGCCGAGTTGTCATAGGTGGAGCCGGTAGACGTTACCGTCTTGTCATCACCTAGAATGTTTCTCAGTAGCTTGGTCGTCTTGGGCGTGGTCGTGATGAGGACTTGTGGGTGGCTACCCAAACGAAGCCCAAACTGCAACATATCCCAAGTCTCTTGGGCATTACGCCAAGCACACAATTCATCACACCATGCAGAGAAGGCCTGCGGTCCCCTGAGTCGTTCGGGGTCTTCTGCCGAGAAGAATACAGCCTTAGCTCCATTCTCCCATGTCATGGTGTTGTTAGTGGGTGACCATTCAGGGTAGCCGATATGCTTCCCTCTATATGTCTTGTCACCCTTCCAACAGACGTTAAGGAGGCCAGAGTCCCCTTCAACCATCACCTTGCGTACATCACCTTTAGTAGGTGCTACACAATGTACGATCTTGTCGCCCTTACGGACCCGGTGTCTTACCCACTCTGCACCGGCTCTGGTCTTGCCCCAGCCTCGTCCTGCCAAGGCTACCCAAATATCCCAGTCATTGCCCTTTGGCTCTAGCTGGTTGGGTCTAGCCCAGAACTCCCAAGTGTGTCGTAGCTCTTCTACCTTAGCTGGACCTAGCTGGTCCATCAGGGAGGCTACTTCTTCATCGGGGAGCTTCCGTAAATCTTCAGCCGTTATCGCTAGAGTCATCAGGTCGGGATTTACCAAGGAGGGTCATCAGGGCGTCGATAGCGGATTCATCCATATCAGCCTCAGTGTCCTGCTCCTGCTCGTTCAGGGTAGAGTTAGGAGACCAACCGCCCTTACTACGAAGGAAGAGTTCCTGAGACTTGAAGTCACCTTCTAGTGCCTGTTGCACTACTTTGTTGCCTACCATCCCTACAATGTCAGAACGCTCTTGTGCAATGTCCTGACCGTAAATCTTGTAGAAGGTGGCAAAGGAAGAAGGTGCATCCTGTAGGTCTTGGATAGAGACCATGATGTCCTTCATAGCTACGCCATCACGAATCATCTTGCGGATTCGATTGGCAATCGCTTTCTTGTGAGGGAGTGCCGCTGGCATACTACAAACCTAGACTACAAAGTTATAGACACAATTAGGGATTTAGAAAATCACATTCTATAGAATGTCTATAGCTTGGTCGATATGGATTATTAACCAATTTGGTATTTTATCTTATCAGGCTGTGCTATAGCTCTACTATAGTATAGGCCCTAAATCGAGAGAAAGTCAAGGGGTAAGCGAAAATATATTTTTGTTGTTTTGTAGAATATACCTAGAGTGTTGCATTTGTGCCACTACTGAGCCCCTCCCCCCTAGTGGAAAAGTATTTGTTTGTTTTGCAGATATGGGTGCATACTAGCCCGAGATACCTAAAATTGCAGCAATCTGGAGGGCCCCAGTCGATATTACGGATTTTACGGGTTAACCTGAGAAAACTTGCGATTTTCTGCGGATTCCGAAGGTTTTTCTTGCACTCGAAGCGCAAAAGCGCAGGCTCTCCGGCGTTTAATTCAAACCGCCAACCGCTACCGAAAGCCAGACCCAAGCAAAACAAAAGCAGAGCAGGGGTCTGGCCCTATGCGGTATTATGACACCTTGCGACCTGTCGCCTGGACAGGTGCTTGCGTCCTAAAATCATAGACAACAAAACCGGGCTTGCGGTTAGTGATCATCGGCGTGGCGGCTTGCACAATATCGCTGATTGCTTGGTTGAGGTGCTGTCTATCCATAGTCTTTGAAGTCTCCGATTTGCTGGTTATGCATCCATCCGGCTTCGTATGCTGCCAATTCATCCTTGGTTAGCTGCTCAACCTTCTCAGTCTGCCCGGTTGATCCTGCGTAGTAGTGCGGACGATATGCCCGGCGATAGTAGCTATCTGCTGCACCTCGGTCAAATGGGCCGCCGTGGCGTCTGTCGTAAGTCATGCTTTCACCTTCTCAATTCTGAAATGGCTTGTTTCTACTTCTAAGACGTACTTTCGGCATTCAGGATAACTGCCCATGAACACAACCCGAAAGTCTGCCTGTCTGTCTCTGGACTTCTTTTGCGCCCATACTTGCCAGAAGGGGCTGTCTGTTTCTTTCATGGGCTGACAATCCCGGAGCCGATCAGATACCATGCAGTCAAAAGCATAGCGACGAAGAAAAAGATAATGGTTGCAGGACTAGGCATAATCAATAATCTCCTAAAATAGCGGTTTGATGTAGCCTAGACACCTCAGCGCCATTTGTCCACCTATTCGGTTGCTGCTCTGCTACATAATTGCACCAGCCGTCCCATAGGGCTGCACAACCGCCAGCGTTGCGGCATGCGTCAAGATAGGCCAGAGCCTTTCGGCGTCTGGTTTTATAGGTAGTAGCAGCACCAAACCGGAAGGCGTTAGCATTCAGCCCGAAGCGTTGCAGGTTATGGCTATCTATGCAGCCAGCCGAGCCCGTGACAAGCTGCAAGACAAAACCAGCCTTCACCAGCCCCAAGCCGGGAACACTGGCAATCTGCAACAATGCGTCAGCGTCCCCATAGCCAGCAGGAACACCGGCCAGAACAGCCCGGAGCCGGGAAGCATTAGCCCGGACATGAGCCAAGCCTTGCCGCTTCCATCCGAACAAGTAGGCGCTTTCCAGACCCTTGCTATCTACATCCTGCATTTGAACCGCCATTTTCCAGAACGGTTGCTTGATGGACAGGAACACAAAACGCAAGGTTCTTTCAAGCCCGGTGTCGGATGACAGGGCATATTCTGCAATCGGGGGCTGATCAGTCTTGAACATGTCTAATCTTCCAAAGGATCGCCGGAGCAAAACCAAAGTTGATGCATGCCGCCGGTGCTTTCGATTGAAGCAGCGGCAGCGTCGAAGGTCTCAAACCGTTCTGTTGAAAACGGCCTGAGAACGTAGAAGCCGGGAGCATGTCGCTGGCAATCCATACCGGGAACAGCCAGCGACACAATCAGCGGCGCAAAGAATAGCGCCAGAGCAGCCATTAATTCAGCCCCGCCATAGCATCACGCAGCAGGCGCACCGGATAGACAGCACCGGCGTTCTGTCGTTTGATAACCCGGTATCCGTGATCCCGAGCGTAGGCGTTCAACATTTTGCCCAATAGGATGCGGTCACCACGGCTAAGGGCTAAGCCGGTTAGCTGCACGAATTGGGAAACGGTCATATAACCGGGCCGAATTTCAGCCTTGGTTTTCCGCTGCTTTGCTAGGTCACGGCCAAGCTGCTGGATTGACGCAATTGCGGTTTCAATGTTGCTGTTTTTCATTGTCAGGTTTTCCTTGTTCTGAGGTTCAAGCGGTCGCTTGCAAAGCCCGGCTCCCTGAGTTTGACCATAGGGAGGAGAGATAGCCAAAAGAGGGGCCGAGCCATGTAAGCGACCCCGAAGGGTCGCACGGGTTAGACAGCCGCTATTTCATCGCTGAGTGCTTTGACAGCCTTGCGCAGTTCAACCATGCTTTGCTTGGCCTGTCGCTTCCACTTGGCATGAAATTCCGGGGCATGTTCAAACTGTGCAGCGGCCTGCATTCTAAAGGTGGCAACGTCTGCTTTGTGGATTATGTCGGCCAGCGTCTGATTATAATCCGCAATCGGGTCAATCAAGCTGTCTTTCATCTTGAGGTTTTCCATCGTCTTTTCCTTAGTTGCTGGCTTCGACCAAATCCCGAGCGTAAAGCACGGCGTCAATCGGTTCACTAAAATGGCGGCTGTCATGTACCGGAGCGCCGAGCCGGGACAAATCAACCCGGTAAGCCTGCGCAGCCCTGTCAAGGATCACTTGCGCCTGAATGCTGTCGTTCTGGTACGTTTTCACTGTCTCGTTTGTCATGTCTCGTTTTCCCTATGTGTGCGTGTTCGTTGTTGATGGCCTGACTGTCTCAGATGTGCGGCTGACTGTCAATAGCATAGCAGCCATGCGCCGGGAGAGAGAACAGCCTGAGAACAGCCAGAGAACAAGCGTGAACAGCGTTTTCTATGGGGTAACATGCTCGAAAAGCCTCAAAGCCCGCCCACGGGCGTTTAAACCGGCCTAGCGTCGATTTCTACTGTGGGTAGTATTGTGCCAGGGATTTTTCCGCATAGGTTGCCAGGTCGGTACAACTTTAGATAGGAATACTAAATTTTGATGCACCCAGGAGCTATGCAATAATATCATGGCTGGCATGCCTTGACCTATGGGCTGGAATATGTAAGGATAAGGAACAATCTGATAACGGGTATTTTCCGGGCAAGGCTTTTAGGTCTTAGAGTCAGAAACCAAACCTGCGCCATTTTTATTTTCTACTTAAGGCTGAAAGACCTATCTAAATGCGATTTATAAAAAAGTGATTTGACATGCACCGGACGCATAGCTTAGATATGCGCTCAGGACATATCTAATTCTGGAAGTGTAGCCATGCAAATATTCATACCTAACTTACCTCAAATTCGTATCAAATTTTATTCTAATACTTAAGGTATTTGAGATAAATGCTACCTCCCCCGTGGGAAAATGACCCCCTCGTGGGAAAATGAGGCTGATCCCACCGTGGGAAAATGAGGCCCCCGTGGGAAAATGAGGACTTGACACTGACTGACAGTCTGTTACACTCCTTGCATCACTAACTAAGGAGCAATTTAATGGCTTATGCACAAAATCTAAAAGAGTCTGATCTTCTGGGCAATTTCATCGAAAAGTCCCGAGGCAACTTCTTTGAGTTTACGGAAAACACTGGTTGGCTTGCTGACAAGTATCCACATGAAGTCTTTGTTGGACCTTTGTTTCATGGAGAATCTCGTAAGGCAAAAGTTCTAAAGACTGTTGCGTGGATTGTAGTTGATGAAGACGAGTTTGGAGAGCCTATCGTAGAAAAGTGGCACATCAAAAAGAAGTTTTTGTACCCGTGGGCTGAAGCATAGCCCCCTATACAAAAGTACCCCCCCCCTATAGAAA